GTTTAAATATCTGTTTATATTTTCTTTAATAATTCTACCAAACTCAATAACTTCTTTATCTCTAAATGTGTAGTATCTATTAGGACCTGGAGTTTTCTTTTTAATCATTTGACCACCTCTTAAATCGCCCATATGCCTTACATAGATATGTGCATATAGTAAGTGTGCGTCATCTTGTATCGCCTCTATGTGCGTTACATACTCTCTTGTGCTTTGAGTTATGACAGGAGTTTTTTCTGAGTTGTGCCAAAGTTTAGAATAATCATAATGTATTTTTTCAGCTCTTTCTAAACCAGGAGTTTGTCTAAACAAACTATTGTGATGGCCATATTTTTCTAATACCGAATAACATTGTAATTGATTATAAAGATATGTTGCATATAGTTTTTCATCTATATTGCCTGACATAAGAATTCTTACAAATTCTTGTCTTTCGGCATTTTTATGATGTTCCATTGTTAATTCTTTTATATCAAGCATTTTTTACCTTTATTTAAAATCTATAAATGAGTTTACTGTTAATCTTCCATTATCAATAACAATTGTATTATACATATTATTTTTCTAACTCCAAATCAAAAGCAATAGATATTCTTTCATCATTACTTGGTCTTATATAATGAATTAACATTGCATTAAATATTACCAACATACCTGTTTTAAGTGGTATAAAAAAGTTATCACTGTTATATTCGTTGTATTTTTCAATTAAATCAGGATTAACATGACTTAAATGCCCATGTGAGAATGGACTTTGTATTATTAATTCTTCATTATTTACTTTTGGATAGTAAACTACTGATAAAAAACTATCTCTATGAGCGTGTGCTGTTAATAATGATTTATCTGCGTGAATATTAGGCCAAACTTTTTTGATTGTTATTTTATTATTTGGGTTTCCTGTATAGTTTGAAGCAAACCTTTCAGCAGATTGTATTACGATAGAATTTAAATCTTTTAATTCTATATCATAAGGAGAACAATCTTTATATTTTTTGTTTTCATTGTATTTTTGTTTTGCATAGTTAATTAATATTTCATTGTTAAAATCATTAAGTTGTAAAATTTCAATAGGTATACTAAAAATATTTTGCATTACAATATAATCCTTTTTGCTGATAGACTTGATATTTTGCCTTTTAGCATTGTATTAAAAGCTAAACTTATTCTTGTTTTTGGAATATTACTTTCGTTTGTATTTACTTCGTGTTCTATATAAGAAGGAAATAAAATTAGTGTTCCTACTTCAACTGGAAAATTCCAACTCATAGAATTTAAAAGTGTATATTCTTTTGTTTCTATTTCAAAAGTAGAATAATGTTGTAGTTTATTATACAATATTATACTATCTTTATCTAAACAGTTAAAATAAAATACACCACTTACTACACTATTTGGATGATGGTGTCTATGATGTTTTTCATTTTTATTGGTATAGTTTAACCAAGATTCCGTTATTTCCAAACTAACATTGTGTTTAGGTTTTAATACATCATCTACATATCTTTTTAAATTTTCCTCTACAAAAACTTTAATTTCATTTAATCTAACATTTTCTAAAACATCTTTATCCAAAGATATAAAATTAGATGAATTTTGAGAAACATTTTTTCCATTTTCAATTACAAAATTTTTTTCGTCTAAATCTATTTCTCTATTTAATTTAGTAGAATATACTGTTGTTGGGAAAATAGTTGATATAATAGGTTCGTTCATAATATTCTCAAATCATAGTTTATAACAAGTCTGTTTTCATATTTTATAGGATGTGAACTTGCGTGTAATAATTTACCATCAAAAATCAAAGCTCTTCCTTTTTTAGGCATAATAGCATCTTTAATACTTAAATCATCATTAAATAAAAATGTTTTTCCATCATTATCATTGACATAATACAACAATACAAAATGTTCTTCATCCATATCTCTATGTGGTTTTGTAAAGTTTTTTTCTGTATTATTACTTCTCATCATTTGTAAATTACTCTTTACTCTAAGTAATTTTATTTCACCAATATTTGTATTGTTATACAAACCTTTAAGTATATTTAAAATTGTATTTAAATGAGGGGAATTTTCTTTTAAAAAATAATCATAAAAGGTATGAACAAATTGAGGAGCTTCGTAATGATTATCTAACTTTACATCACTAGTATTTTCAGATGTAGCAGGATAAAAATACCATTGCAACTCTGGATACAATAAAAACATTTCAATATGGTTTTGGTAACTTTCATCTATAAAGTCATCAATCACTACATAACCTGTTTCTTTCAATTTATTCAAAATATTCATAAAAACCTCATTTCAATAATACTATTTATAACGGATAAATACTAGTATGTACCATGTAATAGATGATTTGATACCTACAGTTTATCAGGATGATTTAGACCGTACACTTAACGAGCCAACCTTTCCTTATTATTTTACTTCTACAATAAATCAAAATTATAAAAGTAAAGACTATTTAGACAAAAAAGTAACAGACGCTCCTGGATGGACTCATTTGGTGTATAATCCAGAAACACAAACTGAATGGTCTGATTTATTCTTTAAAATTAAACCAATGTTATTCTTTTTAGAAAGAAGAATGAACATATCTGTAAATGAAATATTAAGAATTAGAATTAGACGAACAACACAATTTCCAGGACATACATTAGATAATTACAATCCACCACATATAGATTTAAAAGACCATCCGGTTGATTATTATTCTATGGTATATTATGTAGATGAAACTGACGGCGATACTGTTTTATTTAAAAATGTGTGGAATAGTGATGTAGATTCCGTTATGTATGAACAAGGAGATGTATTAGCCAGAGTACCACCAAAAAAAGGTAGAGCTGTATTTTTTAAAGGTAAAGTTTTTCATTCTGGAAATTGTCCTGTGAACTACACAAAGAGAACAATTATAAATTTTGATTTTACTATTAATCAAAAGTTATAACAAAAACAATTCTACTACCTACTTTAGGAAAATAATGAAAATGTGGTTTAGCGTCAAAACAAACACCTTTATATTCTTTTGGATAAACTTCTTTTAAAACAGTTTTTTCATCATTATCTAGTATTACCGTTTTAGAATTTTTATCTTTAACATCATTTAAATATACCAATAGTTGTTTATGGGAATAATCATGGTCTAAATGAGTTGAACACCTTTCAGTACCAGTATTATAAGTAAAATTAACGGCAGCTCTATAAAGAGTTTTATAAGATATATTATTTTTTTTAAAAAATGTTTCGGCCATATCTATAAAAATATGTCCATACTCAGAACACAACCACTCATCTTGGCTTCTATTTTCTAATCTTTTAGCTATTGTATGTGTTAACACACCAGATGGCTCATCATCTTTTTCTGTTGTGTATTGTTGTATATAAAAAGGAAAATCAGAATTTAGAATAACATTTTTAATAAAGTCTTTGTGTTCTTGCTTTAAAAAATTTTCATCTTCAATAAAAAACATTAATATTCTCCTGTCCTTTATTTATCTTATCTGTTTCAAAATCATCTAAATCTAAATTAAAAGCAATTACAGTTTTTCTTTTATCTGTTATATTTCTTTTTGACCTATGTAAAATATGCGCCGGAAAAATAATTAAATCACCTTCTTTAATATCTACAGTTTCTATTATTTTATGGTTGACATTATCATAAAATTCAGTTTTCATATCACTATCTGGCAATTCTAAATAATACACACAAGAATAATTTACACTGGTGTGTGTATGCCAACTGTGATAACTATTGTTGTTATATTGTTGAAACCATCCATTTAAAATATTCCAGTTTTTAGCTGATAAAGAATTAGAAAATTGTTGTATATATTTTTCCACATGGTCATAAAAATATTCCAAATATTCTCTTTTAAAATCTCTAGGTATATTCCAATCAGTTTTTGATACATCTTGCCCCTCATCTAAAAGGTTAGAATGTGGTATGTCTTCTATTAGCTTTAATAGCGCTTCTTTTATTTGTTTGTGTTCTTCTATATGTGCAATCGCATAGAAATTATCTATCTTATAAAATTTCATATGTATATATATCCAACTCGTATAAATAGTGTTATGAACTCTATAAGATTGTGAGGTTTTTTTAAAAATGCAACTGGATTCGTATTATCAATTTTTTCAAAGTGCCCTATCACCAGAAACTTGTCAAAAAATCATTGACACAGGTTTATCTAAAATTAAAAAAAATAAAGAAATTGGTCTTTCTACCACAGGTTGGACTTATGGCAATATGGAAAAAGGTTCATATGGTTCTAAACCTTATGAGGGTAAATCAGCTGGAGAAATATTAAGTAAAGGTGAAAAATTAAAAGATTATTATATAAGAGATAGTGAAATTTCTTGGTTGAATGATAATTGGATATTTGAAGAAATTATACCTTTAATAAAATCAGCTAATAATTCCTCTGGTTGGAATTGGGAAATATCAGGAGCTGAAGATATGCAATTTACCGTATATAATTCTCCAGGAGGATTTTACGGTTGGCATAGAGATGGAGGATGTGATAACTTTAGCGCTTATAAATATTATATTGATGGTATTTCTCCACCAAAAAACAAAAATGGTAGACTGCCTTACGGTTATACTAGTAAATTTGAACATGTTGGACTGTGTAGAAAAATTAGTGTGACTATAAATTTAAATTCTGAAGGTAGTTATGAGGGCGGTAATTTAAAATTTGATTGGGGTAGACACGCTAGAGAAGATAATCAATACCACGAATGTACGGAAATAAGACCACAAGGTTCTGTTATTGTTTTCCCTAGTCATCTGTATCATTGTGTAACGCCTGTAACGAAAGGTACAAGATATAGTTTAGTATTATGGGCATTAGGAAGGCCTTTTAGATAATGAATGAAGAAATACAAAAATACTTTAAAGACAATGGTTATGTAATCATAAGAGATTTTTTACCTGAAGATATTGTAAATATTAGTTACGAATATTGTAAACTTAAAGTAAACAGACAATCCGAAAAACACAGATTAAATCTTAATAACTATATGCAACCATGGGACGGCCATTGGGGTGATGTACAAATACCAGGAAGTTACAATTTATATGGCGACCCTTATTTTGATAGCATTTTAAAACTATCAACTCAATCTATAAGTGATTTTACAGGATTACAATTAACTCCTGAATATTCTTATTGGAGATTTTATCAACCCAACGATATACTAGAAAAACATATAGATAGACCTAGTTGTGAAATTTCAACAACTTTATGTATAGGTTATGACACATCAAATAAAGAAAACTACATATGGCCAATCTGCATAACAGATAGAGAAGGAAAAAACCAAGAAATTATTTTAAAACCAGGAGATATGTTAATTTATAAAGGTTGTGAATTAGCTCATTGGAGAGATAAGTTTTTAGGATTATGTCACGCTCAAGTATTTTTACATTTTAAAGACATTAACGGACCATATTTTGATAAAGATAAACTATATGATGACCGTTTCAGTTTAGGGTTACCTAGAAAATTTCAACTATTCACAAAATAAAAGAGGAAAAAATGGAAATAAAAAAAACAATATTACAAAAATTTAACTATGATTTAATGACGGATAGGGACAAACAAATTGTTAAAGAAGTTATAAATTTTTTAAAAGAAGAAGACACATCTAATTTAGATGAAAGAAAAGAAAAAGCAATTCTTCAAAAATTTCAAATAACAGATGTTCCAAGATATAATTTAGACGATAGTAATTTTATAAGGCATATTAGAAAGTTAAAAATGTTTTTTAACGACCAAGCTGTAATAAGAGTTGGAAAATATCCAGATATGAAAGAATTTCCTATTATAAATGTTCAAGCAGATGTTAGAGATTTTGAAAAATTATATGCTTCAATTGTTAATGAAGCTGTTATTATGAGAACTAATAGTGAAAAAAGTAAGTAATATAGTTATAGTTGGTGGAGGAACATCTGCCTGGTTAACAGCAGCCTATCTATCAAATAATAATAATATAAACATAACTGTAATTGATAAAGAAATAGGAAATCCTGTTGGTGTAGGAGAGGCAACACTTTTAAATTTCAAAGATTTTTTAGATGCTTGTAATTTACCAATTGAAGATTGGTTTAATAAAATATCAGCAACATTTAAAGCAGGTATTATATTTCCTGATTGGGTAGAAAAAGGCACAAACATTTGGCACCCTTTCAATATGAATTATGATATGGGTGGTGTATCAAAATATGATTTATGGGCAAACAATCAGGATTTAGATTTCAAAAAATATGCTACAGGCTTATATGATTTATCTGTAGAAAATAACAAACTCAACCTTAATCAAAAATATGCCTTTCACATAGATTGTGGTAAGTTAGTAGTTTATATTCAAAATGCACTAAAAAATAAAATTACTTTTATTAATAGTGAAGTTGTAACAATTGATAGAGATAATAATGAAGACATTAAAAGCGTTAATTTAAAAAACGGCCAAACAGTTGAAGGAGATTTGTTTATTGATTGTACTGGTTGGTTACAATTGTTAAAAAACAAACCTATTAGAAATAATTTAGACAATAGATTAATATGTGATACAGCTATAGCTTGTAGAGTAGATAAACAAGATATTGTTCCTTATGCTGTTTGTACAGCAAAAGAATTTGGATGGACTTGGAGAATACCTACACAAGAAAGAATTGGTACAGGATATGTATTTAATAAAAGTTTACTGAGTATTGATAACGCAAAATTAGAATTAAACAAACATACAAACGGTGCAGCTAAACTTGAAAATATGAGAGTTTTAAATTGGGAACCTTTTTATAATGAAAACTTTTGGCACGAAAATGTTGTATCAATAGGATTATCTGCTGGATTTATAGAACCATTAGAAAGCACAGGTATAGCTTTAATTATGGAAGGAATATTTCAATTATCTGCATTGATACAAAACAACACATATACTAAAGATAAAGTCAATACATATAATTCAATTATGAAAGAGTTTTTTGAAGAAAGTGTAGATTTTGTTGGTTCACATTATACACTAACAAAAAGAAATGAACCTTTTTGGCAAGAAGTTAAATCATATATCAAAATATCTGACAAACAACATTACTATACGGAAATGTTAAAAGACCCTAATAAAAACATTAGTTATTATGGAAATAGCCATTCATTCTTTACTGATAATAATTGGACAACTTGGTTAATTCAAATGGGTTGCGAGGTAAGTAAGAAAAATATTAATTTAAATAAAGATATAGCTAGACATTTGTTGGAAACTGAAAACTTTAGAAGTCATATTCAAAATCCTATATTTGGTGTAAGTAGTATAGACTATACAAAATATCTAAACAAAGTTTATATTAATTAAAATTTTATCATTATCAGATGGAACTACTCCTGTATGATAAGTCAATCCGTTAAATAATAACACACGACCTTTTTTTGATTGAATAAAATAATCTTTTGTTCTTTTACTATAATCTAATTCTTCGTAAGTTATATTAGGGTCTAGTTTTTCTTTAAATAAAATTGTACCACCATCATTATCATTAACATAATATATTAAAGTTTTATGTGGAGTTATGCCATCTGTGTGTGGCACATTATATAAATCTTTCATAGAAATATCTTTAGGTGCTAATACACCTCTAATTCTTAATATTTCTTTTACATTTAGATTTAGTTTTTCTTCAACAAAATAAAGAATAGGCCTTATAAAATCACAATATTCACTTTTAACAGAAAAAGGTTGGTCTGTATTATTTTTAGGTACTAAAAATCGGTGAACAAATCCTCTGGAATCTTTTATATTTTCGTCTTGTTTTTTGTAGTTTGAAACAATTTCATTTTCACTATAACTAATATGAGGATTATAATGCCAATCAAATTCTCTCATTGTCAAGGTGTGTAGAATTTCTTCCTGATATTTTTCAGGTATAACATCATCTAAAATAATTGGACTTTCAATAATCATAATATAAAAAACTTTTTAAGGTTATACTTGTACTATAACAATACCTGAACCGCCAGCGCCAGCTGGTGTACCGTGGTCCCAAGAACCACCGCCGCCACCGCCACGATTTGCTGAACCTGGTCTGCCAGGTGTATCACCTGGTCCCGGTGAACCTGGACCGCCGCCGCCTGAACCGCCGGAGTGATTACCAGCTGGACCACCACCGCCGCCGCCACCTGCATATGTTACAGCTGAGCCTGAAACTGTACTTGAACGGCCTGAACCGCCGTCACCACCTGAAGAAGTGCTACCGGCACCACCGCCGCCGCCGCCACCGCTATAACCAGCGTCTTGTCCTGGAAATCCGTAACCGTATGTACCGGAATCGCCTGGTTGTGAGGGTTGTGTTCCTGTTCCTGATCCTCTAGCTCTTCCATCATATCCGTTACCGCCGCCGCCTGAGCCTCCTGGTTGAGGTGCTCTTCCATTTGGAGCGTTATCCCATCCGCCAGAACCACCGCCAATAGCAGTTAATGAACCAAATACTGAATTGGTTCCATTACCTGGATTTACTTCAACGCCTGCCGGAGCACCTGCACCTACTGAGCCAGGTACAGTACCCGGAGAATATGGTGTAAAATCAAATCCTGTAACATCAATCATTCCTCCGGCTCCGCCGCCGCCGCCTGTTCCTCCACCACCATATCCGCCACCTGCAACTACTAGTACATTACCTGTTGTTGCACCTGATGGAATCGTATATGTGAAAGCGCCTGTTGATGTGAATGATTGTATGTTTGGTGCTTTTTGCGTAATTGTAAATTGTCTTGTAATTGTTAAATCTGCTGTAGCAGCTTGTATTGTAAATGTTGCAACTGTGTCGCTACCAACTGCACTTGTAGAACCTGTAATTGCGCCTGTTGATGTGTTCAAAGTTAATCCACTAGGTAAAGAACCTACTGTAACTGAATATGTGATTGCTTCACTGTCAGCGTCTGTAGCACCACACAAATCAGCAGCTGCAATTGAAACTGAACCTCTTTGACTATCAAAAATATTAACATTGGTATCAGCTGCATTTGTAAAAGTAACAGGTGCATCTTGTGAAATAGCATCTGCTAATTCAGCAGAAAGACCTGAACCGTTTGTAACTTTAATAGCATATGGTTCGTTAGAGTTATCAAAATTGGCTCTTGCGACTGTTACTGTTAATAAGTTTGCACTATTTCTTGTAATAGATTGTGTTGAAATTGTTTCTGAAGTACCAACAAATGTTACTATAGCACCAGTCGTATCAAATAAAGAACCTTTGACTTCAATTGTAGCATTACCACCTGTTGAGGCATTAATAGTAGCTGAAGTTACATCCGCACCTCCGTCAAGTGTAAATTGTGTAATTGTTGGTGGAGCATCAATTGATTTCCAGTCTGTACCAGTATAATACTCCATAAGATTTGTAGTATTATTAAATCTTAGAATACCTTGTGTATCTACTCGGGCACCTGTACTACCTACAGAAATTCTTTCACCAGAAGTACCAGTAAACTTTCTATTCTTACCTGTAAAATCTCTTAAATCTGACATATTACTATTTATCCTTAATTACTACTGACATTACTGTCAACAAATTGATGAGTTTTATCTGTATAAATCCAACCTGGTTTACAATTCTCATTATCACATTCTATTCTTTTACAACCTTCAGGTATCGCATATGGTGTATCAACGCCATATTGACAATCTGGCTCATCATATCTAACATTTACCACAACACCACCTGTAGAGTGTGTTGTATTATAGTCATCTAATTTGACAATTGCATAAAATCTTTGTGCCATTTTGTTTTCTCTCTATTCTTATAAGTTATTTACTAGTTTCCAACCATTAGTCGCACCAGTATAAACTAGTACAACACCAGCATCTTCTAGTGAAATTACTAAATCTTCCGCTAGACCCATTATATTATTACCGTTTCTTGCAACAGTTACATTATTAGTATCAAATGTTCCAGCTAAATCAATAATTGAAATTTGGTCACCAACTAATGGTGAAGCAGGTAATGTAGCTGTTTGAGCAGCTGCTGTAGTATCAATAAAGTATCTATCATTAGCTGCAATAGTTAAAGCAGTTGAACCATCAGCAGTAAATGTCTGCCAAGGATTACCACCACCTAAACCTGTCCATTGTGTACCATTGTAACCTTCCCAAGTTACTAATGATGAGTTATATCTTAATGCACCTGTATATAAGTTACCACCCGTAGGTCTTTGTGCTGTAGTACCTGTTGGTGGCACCATAGCGTCTGTGCCCATTTTATCTCTTTTTAAGAAACCATAAACAGCTCTTTCTGTTGGAACAGCTGTATTACTATCATTTGATAAAGTTTCGTCTGTACTAAATTCATTAATTGTAGCACCTAATTCTGCACCGATAGAACCAAGTTGTAATTCTGATAGACCAGAAAGGTCAAAAGCATCTGCGTTAAGAGTTGCAATACCTGTTGACTGTTGAATTCTGAATAAGTCACCAACTCTAAAGTCACCATCTTGGTCAGTTGATGAGTAGTACACACGACCACCATTTGTTTCTGTGACTTCATCTGATTGGTCGGCAGGTTGTGATGCATCTCCTGGATAGTTAGATGTAACAAAATCACCAGTACCAATATCTAGGAAATCATGTCCTGTTAAACGGACATTTGAGAAGTTTTGTGTAATATCGCCTTCTTCATTATCTACAATTGCTCTACCTGTTGTAACACTTTCTGTTAATCTGATTAGAGCAGTTTGATTAGATGTATTTGTTTCTGAAATTGCTGAAACTCTATAAAATTTAGCTGTATCGCCAGCAAAGACCACATTAGCACCTACTTTGATTGCACTTGCACTTGATAATGTTCCGTCTGAGGAATCAACTGCAATAAGTGGACCAACTTGGCCTGTTTGAGCAGCTGAACTATCACCAAAAGCAGCATCAAGTGTTGCTTGGAAAGTTGTACTATTGTCTTTTGTAATTGTAACAGTTTCACCTTGTTGAAAGTTACCTGTTCTGTTTACAATGTGAATATAATCTAATGAAATATTTGTTCTGATAATTGTAGCAGTTGCACCTGAAGTGTCACCTACGATTGCAGCTGCAACTGGTGTGCCTGAAGTTGATACAATGTCTTGCATATCACTTTCAGTAGCTGCACCAAGGAATCCTGCTGTAGCATATTTTAACATCTCACCACGAGCCTGAACTTCTACAGGACTTTCTGCGGCTAATGTACCATCAGCAACAGCACCTTGTTCACCATAAGCAGATGAACAGTTTAGACCTCTAATAAAACCACCAGATTCTGCGTGATATGAAATTGCATTGTAGTAAGTAAAGACGGACACCATCTCACCACGACCACCACCAATTGCGTGAACAGCTTTACCGTCTGAGTTAATTTGTGTAAAGTCATTTGCAAGAATTGATTTGTTACCTGAACTATGCAATAATCCATCTATTTGAATACCTGTTGCGTTTGTATTATTTGATGTACAGTTTTGAATATAAGGTGAAGTTGTTGTAATAGCACCACTAGGGTCTAAAGATACAACAGCAGCTTTGCCAGTTGCACCAGCACCTGGTGTTCCTGTTAAACCTTTCATAGACATCATAAAGATGTTTGTTAAGTTGTTTACCAAGAACATATTAGAAGCGTCATTATTTTCTAATGAAGCAATTGATAAAACTAAATCACTAGAAGAACCTATACTTGTTCCTGAAATTGTAATTTGGTCTGACACAACAAAACCTGTACCGCCGTGATAGATTGTAACTGTAGGTGTTGATGAACCGTCTGTTACAATGTTGGCTACAAATGAAGATGCAATACCGTTTGTTGATGTTGTTGTAGAACCGTGAACATAATTGTAAGTACCTGGAGTACCACCTGTACCTCCAGAAACTACTGAAATTGTTTTAACTTGATGACCTGTTCCCGAGTTAGGTCTAATTTCTGTTCCTCTTAAACTTTCACCTTGTACTGTAACACCAGCAGGAATTCTTAAAGGTAATGTTTCTCTATAAACACCATTTTTAACATAAACAATATCACCGATTGAAGCAGAAACTACTGTAATTGTAATATTAGAAGAACCACCTGAACCTACGCCAGAAAATGTTATAACATCACCAGCTGCGTGGCCTGTACCACCATTTGTAATTGTAATTGTTGGTGTAGATGAACCATCTAATACGGCTCTAATTTGACAACCTGTACCTGAACCGGTTGATGAAGATTGAGATACATCATAAGTTCCTGGAATACCACCTGTACCACCTGTAATTGTGTTAAAGTCAACAACATCTCCTGAAGTTGCGACTGATAGTGCTTTATAAACTGTTTTAAAAGGTAAGAATTGAGTACCTGGATTTGTGTCTGAACCAGAGTTTGCAACATAGTAAACATTTCGGCCTTCAGCGTTTGACCAAATAGGATCTGTGCCGTCTGTGGTTAAAACTGAACCGACAACACCAATAGGTAATCTTGTTGTTTGAGAGGCGTCTTGGTAAACTAAATCACCTCTCGTAGTTAATACAGCGCCTGTATCACCTTGCGCTATAACTTGCCAAACTGTGCCGTCTGTACCTGGAGTAACATTGGTTTGTCTGTCTTTCAACATCACATAAGAAGTTGAAAGGTATCTTACTACATCACCAATTGTATATGTAGTAGCTGAGTTATAACCACCTGATTGATAATCAAATCCTTTAACTAGTAAATCAAAATAAGTATTATTTGTAGCGCCAGTAGCCTGTACAGCAGGATATTCATTTGAGTGATTTGCTTTAACAACATAAGAGTTACCACCATATTTTACAACATCACCAGTTTTGTATGATGTACCATATGCAAAATCTCCAGTTTGATTGTAACCTGTTGTGATTACATCCCAATATGCGTTATCTGTAGGAGTTTGACCTGCACTTTCTTCATCATTAACATAAATGTAAGTATAACCACCATAAGATACAATGTCGTTTTTAGAATAAACTGTTGACGCATTATAACTATCTTCCCATTGTTGGCCTTCTACAAATAATGTTGAAACTGACTGGTCAAAATCATCTGTTGTTGCACCTGAAGTGTGAGCAGTTGTAACTTTATATTGATTACCACCAAATTTAAATACATCATTTACTTTGTAATAAGTAGAACCTGTCCAATCACCTTTGTAATCAATTGCTTCAATGTATAATTCAAAGTTTGAACCATTAAGAATTGCAACACCACCTACTGTAGATGCTGATGTGTGAGCAGTCGTACAACGATATTGTCTTGCACCATATTTAACTAGGTCGTTAAGTTTGTACCAAGTGTCGGCAGCATATGTACCTTTTGAGAATAAGGATTCAGCTTGTAAAGACCAATAGTCTGTATAAGTGCCTGGATTGGTGTAAAATAAGTTTTCGTTTGATGGAGATGTATGGTTTTGGGTACAAACATATGTATTACCGCCATACTTGATGACATCATCAATTAAGTAAGCAGTTGAGGTAGCCCAATTGCCTCTCCATTTAAATTTAATTCTACCTAGTTTAAAATCTGCCATGGTTTACCTTTTTAATTCTCTACTATTTATACGAGTTTATACCGCCGATTGCCAAGTAGTTGCCGCTACAGCATAAGTTGTACTTTCAGCTGTAGAAAAATCATCACTTGGAATAGTTGTTAAACCGTATGCTCTGTTTTCCCTTTTTACTAAGTAACCGTCAATATCAACATAGTAAGTTGCGTTTCCTTCTTCAAAAACATATTGATGATAGAAGTCACTTGTGTTATTTTTATATCTTTTATTTACATAACCAATTGCTACTTGAGCACCATTAAAAGGTGCAATTTTAAAAGTAACTGTACCACTACTATATGTCCAAACTTCATCTATTGGCTGTTTTACACCATTCAAAAAGACATTAATTCTTGTACCGTCTAAAACTGGTGTTGTAATATTAAATGCTATAGTTGAATTATCACCTGTAAAATACTGTGTTGCGCCACTTTGTAATTCTGTATTTTCATCTGTATAATCTAATTTTGTAGGTAATTGTCTATTACCATTTTTATCAGTAGGATTACCGCCGTCAAAATCAATAGATGTAGTTTCATCTTTATTAACTTTTGTGTAATATAGTAATCCCTCAGTTGTTCTTCTAAGAGCGTGAAAACTCTCAGCAGATTGTTGACTAACTGGTACTACATATCCTGATAAAGCCATTAACTAATCTCCAATATACTTGCATATGCTTCAACATCTACAGACGAACTATCTGGATTAGGGTCAGCATAAATTCTGAGAATATCATTATTCTCTAAGTTAATAGGTTTATCTAATACTAATGTGTTGTTGGCAGGAACATCTAAACTTCTACCTACATGATAGAAAGTTGAACCGCCGTCTGTCGTAACTTTAACATTTACTTTTGCAACATTGGTAGAACTTTTGTTTGAAATGTAAACTGCGTGAATAACAGCAGTTACACCAGAACCAGAGGCAGTGTACATATTACCTGTTGCGTCATCTAGTACGCCAACATCTAAACCTGAATTTTTAAAAGCACTAGCCACTTATTATCCTCCGAATACTATTGCGTATGCCAAAGCATCACCGTCCATTGCAACTGTACCTGATTGGTTAGGCAATGTAATTGTGTTATCTTTTGTAGGTTCAGCAGCCGTCAAAGTAGTTTCAAATGCGTTTGCTAAAAAACCTTCAAATACTAAATTTGAACCATCTAAAGTAATATCGTTTGTAGTTACAGCACCATTACCTGTTACATCTTGTAATGTAACTGAACCTGCACCACCAACTTCTACTACAGAACCGCCAGAATTTTTTGTATAAAACTTTCCGTCAGTGACATTCATTGCTAATTCGCCGACAGCTAATGCGCCAGCTGATGGTATCGCTAGTGCTGTTTCACTTCTTTTTAGTTTAATTACT